GCAAAAAGTGAAGCGGCGGCTGCGGAAGCAGAAGCAATAAGAGTAGCGGAAGCAAAAGCAAAAAGTGAAGCGGCGGCGGCGGAAGCGGAAGCAAAAAGTGAAGCGGAAGCAGAAGCAAAAAGTGAAGCGGAAGCAAAAGCAAAAAGTGAAGCGGAAGCAAAGGCAAAAAGTGAAGCTGAAGCAAAGGCAAAAAGTGAAGCTGAAGCAAAAGCAAAAAGTGAAGCTGAAGCAAAAGCAAAAAGTGAAGCGGAAGCAAAAGCAAAAAGTGAAGCTGAAGCAAAAGCAAAAAGTGAAGCTGAAGCAAAAGCAAAAAGTGAAGCTGAAGCAAAAGCAAAAAGTGAAGCTGAAGCAAAGGCAAAAAGTGAAGCTGAAGCAAAGGCAAAAAGTGAAGCTGAAGCAAAAGCAAAAAGTGATGCTGAAGCAAAAGCAAAAAGTGAAGCTGAAGCAAAAGCAAAAAGTGAAGCGGAAGCAAAAGCAAAAAGTGAAGCTGAAGCAAAGGCAAAAAGTGAAGCTGAAGCAAAGGCAAAAAGTGATGCTGAAGCAAAAGCAAAAAGTGAAGCGGAAGCAAAAGCAAAAAGTGAAGCGGAATCTGCTAATAGCGGTTCGTCAGATGAAAAAGTCGGGGTTGGCATTGGGTTCAAGCGCTCACAACAACCGGGGTACTTTCAGATAGCAAGTTTTGCTGTAGGCAGTCCTGCGGAGCAGTCGTTCAAAATGGCGGTCGGCGACATTTTGACCGAAGTGGATAATATATCGGTTCGTGGCATGGACGGAAATGCTGTCACCCAGCGTATTATTGGTCCCATCGGCAGCCAAGTGACACTTACTTTGAAAAAACCGGATGGTAAAAGTACCCAAGTCACTTTAATTCGTGCGAAAGCAACAATAAGCAAACCCGCGTTACCCAGTGTCGTCCCTTTTGTGCCAGCGAAACAATCCCAAACATTGGTACAGTACATTGCTTCACATAAATCAGAATTTGAGGACTTAAGATCGCAAATGCTTATTGGAACCAAAACAGATGCCGAAATTATAAGTTTTGTTGTTTCTAGGTTGGGATGTGATCAGTTACTTAAAACAAACTCGGTTGGAAACCCATGCAATAATCCAATCGCTTCTCACATGTATGCTGATTTGGTGAATTTAATAGCAGTTGGGCCATTCAATGAAGCATTAATCAAGGATTTAATACTAAAATTATGCGAAGGCGATTGTGCAAATTGGGATAGTTTTTATCACATTTTCAAAGCAATGGGTATGCAAGAATTAAAACCAGAAAGTCGTGATAAAATTTTTAATAAATTTATTACCTTGTTCGGTGGGTATCTTGTCCTTGGAGCACATTTTACAACAAACGTAAAACAAAACATTAGCATTGAATGGTTTGACAACATTGGAACGTTGCAAAATGATTTGGTTACAAGATCTGACACAATTGACTGGACTAAACTGAATCATCCTAGATTGAAATGGTTTGGATACAGTCAATACGGTGACCAACTATCTTATGATAAATTGAAACGATCGGAAATATATAAAGCATTGCAAATGCGGTTTCCTCATAAACCTGATTACCGGTTTGAACAAGGATATATTGCAAACATCCAAATTTCAAGTACGGGTAAATCAACTGTCATGGAAATGGGTGGTGGTGGTGGTGGACGACGACGCACAAAACGAAATGCAATTCGTAATAAACAAACCTCAACTAAAACCCCCATGCATATTAGAAAATCAACTAGGCGAAGAAAATGAAGCAAATAAAAAAAATTTAATAAAAAAAATTTAATAAAAAAAATTTAATAAATTAATAAAAATAATATCAATTATTTATATACAATTATATAAATGACTTGCACATCGTGCACGGACCGCCGCACCCAGTCTCGCTCCCAACCAGTGATTATTGTAGGCGCCATGCTGGGAATTGGCTTGTTGTGTTATTTAGCGTTCTATAAACGCAGCAGAAAATGAATCAATACACCACAAACTATTTTATCCTAGACATTCAATGAACTTTTTTAGGCGCACAAATATGTTTTTCATCATGGTGCTGATGGCCTTGTCCACAAATGGTGGAATGGACATGACATCACCGGGTTTAGACAGCTGCAATTTGAACTTGTAATAAAACTGAATGGCGTGCCCGTCCGGCTGCACGTGAATCGTGATATTAGAATTGTCGGAATCAATTTGTTCGGCACGTCGGGGAATCAAATGCCGCAACAAAGACGGCGCCGCATTAGGAACATTTGCGCTGCGGATGTGAATGACTTGCCCTTGTCCTTGCCCTTGTCCTTGCCCTTGTCCTTGCCCTTGTTCTGGATCCAATAAATGCGGCATGTGTGTGTGGACGTGTGTGTATTTTTCGCCCAGTCCCATAATCCCCTTGAAAATGAAAAGGAGCTCTGCGCGCGACGGATCTGCCGGATCTGGGTATGCAATGTGATACGATTCAAACAAGTCCTTATTCAATTCGTACATCAATTTGTAAATGTCAAACGTCAGGATTGCATCAATCCGTATTTTTGGATTTTGCGCTCGGAATTCAATTAAATACATGAAGTTGGCCTTGTCACGACTCAAATACACGGACTCCTTGTCACACGTTATCACATAACGTTCTTCTGTCATGCGAACTCTAAAATATAAATAAATGATTGTAAAATCTATTTATATTGTTTATGGATTAAAATGCAATGCAATCAACGAATTTGATCAGCATTCGGTGGTTTGCGCTAAATGTCTAGGGCTAAACTCACGGTGTTTTTGTCCGACCGTTGGCGGCGCTTGCTCTTATGCGGCAAATTGTCGTTCTGCAGCTCCTTCAAATCGGAAATACTGATGGTGCTCGTCTTGTCTTCATTCAGTTGGTTTGATGGCATTGATGGCATTGATGGCATTGATGGCATTGATGGCATTGTCTGTTGCAACGGAATGGTTTTGGTTTTCAACCCCGATAGAATGTTGGAAATGTCGGTGGGGCCGCGCATGTCGGGGCGTTTGGACACCGTGACTGGCTCGTTGGATCCCATGTTGCGCGCTGCGGTCAAATCCGGACGGCTTGAATGCGCGGGGGGTGCACCGGTATTGTTGCCAGATCGGAACGGCGTGCCCGCATCCGAATTAGGGTCGCGCACGCTGGTGGGGACCGGGGGCGGCGGCGGCCGCTGATTCGGAATGTAGGGCGGTGCTTGGCGAGAAGGGGCTTGTTGGGGAGGAGGCCCTTGGCCTTGACTTTGAGGGCCGGGTCCCATCAAATCCCCCATGAAGTTGCCGAACCCAGGGCGGTTCTGCGACATGGAATTCACAGCAGCCGCCGTAAATTGCTGCATGAGTTCCGGGTTCTGGCGCATGATGTCGTCCATTCCCGGCATGGCCGATTTAAACATGGTGTTGGTCATGTGCAGCATGATGGCGCTGCCGCCCAGCTGGAACAGCAGCTTGAGTTCGGGCGCCATTTTGGCTTTGGACTTGTACTTGTCGTGCAGCTCCGAGAAAATGTCGTCGTAGTCGTCAATGTTCTCGTTCACTTGCTCGCTCCAGCCGTCCAGCTTCAAATCAAACGGATCAAATTTGGTGTTCAAATACTCAATTCCGGTAATGACGGACATCAGCATTTTGCCCTGAAATTTCACGCTGTTGCGGCGCTCACGCTCCTCCAGATGCGTTTCGTATTCGCCCTTCATTTCTGCGAGCGACGACTCCATGGAGTACTTCTTGGTGAGCGTGATGCCCTTCTGCTCTAAATCCTCCAGCTTGCGCAAGTACTTGAACTTCTCGCGCAGCAGCTCTTCCTTGGTCATTTGCGGATGCACATCTGCCACGGGAGCATCCGGATTGAGCGGCACGTTGTTGAATTTTCCAAAGCCATCCCATGTGGTTTTGTCGTCGGTGGCAGACGCGGTTGAACTGCCCAAATTGAACCCCCCACTGGTATTTCCACCACCCCCACCACCACCACCATTACCCAACTCAATGTGTTCATCCCTAAATGACACGCTGTTGTTATTGTTATTGGAACCAGATCCGGAACCAGATCCGGAACCAGATCCGGAACCAGCGCCAATCCCGCTGAAAAAAACGGACTTGCTTGCGGATGATGACGGTCCAGCGACATCGCTTAATTCGTTCAACTCAGCCTCCAGCGCACTCAAATCGCCGATGTCAATGTCATTGCTGCCCTTGTTGCCGCTTCCATTCTTTATTTTATCGTTCATGAGGAATTCAAGCCCGCCACCAAAATTAGTGGTTTTGGAGGATCCGCCACCTCTCACACTGGGCAAATCCGAAATGTCAATCACTTCTTCCATTGCCACAATTCCGTCGTTTAATTGGTATATTCCTATTCTTATGTTTAATTTATATCTTTTAAGTTTAAATCATACGCAAATAATAAGGGTAGGTGCCGCCCCCTAATTACCCGTCAATTGCGCATAACCACCACAGGCCTTGTAGAAAGCAGTCGGCCAGATCGTCCTTCTTTTTGTGCGTTTCGAACCGGGGTGATTGCGGATGCGACGGCGGTATTAATGATCGGGTGATCTCTATGCTGCGTTTTTTTCGGTCGGCGTAGTCATTCTTTACTTCTTTGTCTTCACCCTCTTTGGAAAACAGCTTCAGCTTGTTCGTGGCCGATATGAACCGAATGTCCGGCACCCCGCGCATAATGAAGTACTGCGTTATCATGCCCTGCAGCGTTTTCATCCGAGTGGCCAGCGTGCTCAGCTGGTTCTCAATGATGACAACGTCAAGCCCCCGTGCAATGTGCGGCAGCGCATCAAACAGCCGGTGCATGTTGCGCCCAATGGTGATCAAATCCAACGACGCTGCGGAAATCACCTTCGGCTTGGTGCTCACGGCAACCAAATACTCTGCCGACAAAGCCCCGTTAATGTGTTGCAACAACTTCAGTTTACTCTTTTCACTCTTTTCAGGAATGGGGACAGAGAGATATTCATTAGAAAACACCTTCAATTCATCCAGCGTCATTTTTTTCAGTATTTTTGACGACCCAATGAATGCAGGCAACGGCATTTTATACCCCGAAGCATTCGCATGCCGCGCGCAGCAATACGACAGGGCATCCAACGGACTTGGTTGCAGCATGAACTTCGCCGCGAATTTGCATCCGGCACTGGAACACACCGGTCCAATCGGTTTTGGATTCGTCATGCTGCCGTCATCGCACAAATTCACGGTGTCCCATGCCACAATGTTTGCCCGCGACATCACTGACTCCGGAGTTTTAATTTCTCCGGTATCATATTGAAGTTCAAACAAGCAATACGCCAAGTTCTTCATGCCCACGTCAATGCTCAACACCTTCATGGTTTGTGGTTTGTGGTTTGTGGTTTGTGGTTTGTGGTTTGTATTTTTATTCACTTTTTCAATGGTATGGTTTCATGTGTTTATGTTTCTATTTATAAGAAAAAATAAAAAATAATATCATATACATCAAGGGCGATTGATTCAATGAAAAGTGCAAAATCCAATAAAAATAAGCATTCAACCACGACTAAAAAAACAATAAAAAAATGTTCAAAAATACCGGCTGAATTTAAAAATATTACAGCCATTGTCAGCACCCACGCTGTCAAAAAAAATCTACAGTATTTGAAAAAGAAATCAGGAACCGACGTTATGCCCGTTTTAAAAGCGAATGCGTATGGTCATGGAATTGTGGAAATGGCCAAAATATGTAGAAGGTTGCATGTGAAGCACATTGGGGTGGCGACCATTGGCGAAGCCATTCAGATCCGAAATAGCGGAGATAAGGGACGACTATTGGCATGGTTGTACGATGTGCACAGCGACCAAGTGAAAGATGCGGTGGCCCAAAACATAGACATTGGGATTTTTAACGCGGCACACATTCCAATTATATCAACATCATTGCCCAAACACTCGGTGGCGAATGTGCATTTATTTGTGGACACGGGAATAGACCGAAACGGAGTTCCCCATGCCGAAGCCATTGATGCTGCGATTCAAATATCAAACGATCCCAAATTCAAACTGGTTGGATTGATGACCCATCTGTGCTGTGCAACAACGAAGAACAATGCCATCACGAATGAGCAATTTCGTATATTCAGAAAATTGAGACAAGACCTGTTGGACCGAAACATTGACCCAGAATTGGTTCACATCTCGGCCACCAACGGCATACTGAATTACGACAACTCGGATTTCACTTTGGTCAGGAGCGGATCCGGATTTTATGGCATAGAGGACCATAAAAATTTAACTCCGATTTTATCTCTGTCGTCGTTTATCATTCAATTGAAAAATATTCATAAGGGCGAAGGCGTTGGATACGATAGAAAATACATTGCGCATGCCAATAAATTCATAGGCATAGTTCCCATAGGATACGCGGATTTAATACCGCTGACACCTTCTGAAAAATTGTGCGTATTTGTGAATGGAACCAAACGGAAAGTATTGGGGTTGGAAAGCATGGACCAAATTGTAATTGAGGCGAAAAAGGGAGACAAAATGGGGGACAAAGTGCATTTGTTTGGGGATAAAAAACGAGGAAACAATCAATCGCTGCATGATTTTGCGAGAGAAGGATCTACGACTCCATCCAATATAATAACGCACATGGGTGAACGGGTTGATATACAATATGTATAAAATTGCACGTGTTTGTTCGGATGTAGTTTGCATAAAATAAAAATATAATCGCATTGCATAAAATGGCGCAGGAATATCAGAATGGAGGACGAAAACGTTCATTGCGTAGAAAAACAAAAGGTGGCGGCAAATGGTCCGCTAAGTACAAAAAGAGCATTGATTGCAGCGCCCCTCGCGGGTTCTCGCAACGTCAGTATTGCAAATACGGACGACGCAAAACAGCAAAAAAAAAAATGAATAATCAAAACACCACAATGGCATTCTAAACAGTTAATTGGGTGCGGGGTAGCCCTGCATGAGCAGGTCGCTCTGGACGATGACCGGCGCGATCATGCGCGCCTGCAGCTGTTGGCGCGACAGGTAGTAATTCTTCAGGTCGCTGTTTTCATAGCCGAACGGCTGGCTGTTGTCCAGCACGCTGGTAAACACATGGGGCACATTGCGCTGCGGTTCCAGCGGGTTGCTCGTGTTGTACCCGCAGTTTCCGCACTGGTTGCACGCCTCCGCCTGATTGGTCTGCATGATTTGCGTGGCGTTGTGCGTTAGGTATTGGCGGTATTGCGAGTTTGACGTTATGCCGGCCTGTTCCTTAATGCGCTCGTTGACAACGGCACCGGGCTGCCAATCGGCATAGTTGCGCCCGTCGGCCATGATCGGTGGGAAATTGAAATGGATGTTGTTGGATCCAGATCCGGCGTAACACGTGGCCCAGCTCATTATGTTAATGAATGAATGAATATGGATGGATGTATAATATAATTGTATTATTATTATATTATTTTTATCGGGTTGCATTATGGATTTGGGTTCATTGTTTTATTGCATTTCTCTCGTTTCGTACAAGCAACAAGTGCGCATGATGCGTTCGGTCGCGAGGTACGGGTCCAAATTGGCCGCGGGGCGCCGGTCCTCTAAATAGCCGTGCCCCTGATTTGCAACGTGGCGCGGAATGCGGATGCTGCGCCCGCGGTCGCTGATCCCCCACGTGCAATCGTGCATGGAGCTGGTTTCGTGCAGCCCCGTCATGCGCTGCTCGTTGAATTCCCCGTACACTGCCATGTGCTCTGCATGCCTTGACTGCAGTTTGGTGCACGCGTCCATTATCGCGTTCATCGCATCACTTGAATTGGTCCGCATGGCAGCCGTGCTGAAGTTCGTGTGTCCGCCCGACCCGTTCCATGTGCGCAACGGTTTGGGATGAAACGTCGCGCAGCACCCGTGCTCCTCCGTGATGCGCAACAGGATGTAGCGCGCCATCCACAGCTGGTCCGCGGCTTGAAGCGCCGGAAGTGGCCCGATCTGGAACTCCCACTGCGACGCCATCACCTCGGCGTTCGTGCCGCATATTTCAATGCCCGCGCGCAAGCACGCCTGCAAGTGCTGGTCCACGATTTTCCGACCGAAGCAGCGGTCGCCGCCCACGCCGCAGTAATACGGACCCTGACCCCCGCACCCAGGGTCACTTGGGCCGGCCCACTGGTATGGAGCTTCTTTTGCGCGATCAAAGAGGATGTACTCCTGCTCAATGCCGAACAGGGGCTCGTCGGTTAAACACGCGGCATCGGTTTGCGCGCACTTAACGCGGGCATTTGTGGCGTGCGGCGTCGTGCCGTCCTTGTCATACGTCTCGCAAAGCACTAATAATGACCGCGAAATGTCGTCGTTGATATAGAATGGGTTGCGATACACGGCAACGGGGCGAATGATGACGTCGCTGTCGGTTCCCGTGGCTTGCCCCGTGGATGAGCCGTCAAATGACCACTCCCACTGTGCGGGGGAAGACAGGATATTATCGGATCCATCCATGGTTACAACTCGGGTCTTGCTGCGCATGCCGCCGGCGGCATCAATCCACACGTATTCTAGAATGCACTTCATACAAACGAGAGAAAGGGTAGAGAAAAGTAGGGGAAAAAATGAAATATACCAATATGTACGCTTCATTCTTTAAATGGTTTCATTGAAGAAGCTGCACGAGGTCCTTCTTTTTTAGTTTTTGCAGGTCGCTATCCTCGCCACCTACTCCGCGTTCCTTGGCCAATTGACGCAACGCAGAAACCGACATGTTGCCGTAATTCAAATGCATTGCCTTTGCCCCAGATGCGTCATTGTTTGATTTGTAACCGATTTTTAGTTCAAATTCCGGAACGGTTTCGGCGGTAACATCATCATCGGAAGACGCCGATGAGTCGTCAGCATCATCATCCGCAACATCATCCGCAACACCATCCGCAACATCATCCGCAACATCATCATTATTTCCTAATGCACCCTTGTTGAGAGAAATTATTTTTTTTGAGTGTGATTCCGATGCCGATGCATTATCATCCGTATCAATTTCAATGGCGTCAATCACAATGGCGTCAATCACAATGTTCTTTTTGAATTTTTCCTCAAATTCTTTGTGATACGACTCGGGCTGATGGATTTCATCGCCAATAGACCACTTGTCGTCATAACATTTGGACTCGGTGTCGTCCGACACGGACTCAGACTCGGACTCAGAGTCGGACTCAGACTCGGAGTCGGAGTCGGATTCAGACTCGGAATCATCCGAGCTCACTTCAATTAGCCCATTTTGGGTTATTGTGATTTCTTTGTGACATGAGGCCACAAGTTCTTGTTCTTTGCCTTGCGATTGTTGCGATTGTTGCGATTGTTGCGATTGTTGCGATTGTTGCGATTGTTGCGATTGTTGCGATTGTTGCGATTGTTGCGATTGTTGCGCTAAACCATGCGAAAT